TCTAGGAATGTGGGATTTGCTGCTAATGGATTAAAGGCATTTACTAAACATATTCATAAACTTAATACAGGTACTCCTGATATATTCCCTAAACTAACTCAAATTCAAATGACTAGTGGATCTCAAGGATTTACTGTTGGAGAAAATGTTAGTATAAGGAACGGATTCTATACTATAGGTAAAGTTAAAGCAGCAGCACCTAATCATAAGTTTGGTAAAAATACTCCAGATATTATCAGTGGTATATCAAGACCAGCATTTATCGTAGAAACCTACCTTTCTGATCCGTTTGATAAATCAAAACCTGCTCCATCGGCAACATATTCTCCAACTTCAACTTTATTTAATTGTGATATTGAAAGTTTGGCAAACGATGAAAATTATTATGGATACGTTGTTAATGGTGCAACTCTTACTGGAGAGACAAGTGGTGCTGAAGCAACAATTACTAGCATAGATCTTTATGCTGATAAGTATGGGGATTTATTGGGAGCATTCTTCTTTAGGGATGCAACTCAATCTCCTATGCCATCTAAATTATTCCTTACTGGAACTAAAACCTTCAGATTGACAGCTAACACTACTGGTCAGTATGTGCCACCAGGAAGCACTGAATTTGCTAGTGATGCCACAGGTACTTATACTGCTAATGGAACGATTCTAGTACAAAAGACATCGACTGTTGGTGTTAGAAATCCACCCCCACCAGCTCAAAGACCGAATGAGACTACAACTTCTATTAATGTTAACTCAGAGTCTTCTACAGAGAGAATAGAAGCACCTTATAGAGATCCTCTAGCACAGTCATTTACTGTTGATGAAACTGGAGCATTCTTAAGTTCTGTTGATGTTTATTTTGGTAGAAAGTCAACAGATACGAAACTTTTTGTTGAACTAAGAACTGTTGAATTAGGAACACCTACAAATATTCTTGTTCAGGATTATGCACAAGTATCATTGAACCCTGATCAAATTAATGTTTCTAGTGATGCTTCTGTAGCAACTAAAATTACATTCCCATCTCCAATTTATTTGGAAGGAGGTAAAGAATATGCTTTAGTGTTACTATCACCTGGATCTGTTGATTATGAGGTATGGACAGCAATAATGGGTAAGAATAATATTACCCCTCCTACCTCTTTGCCAGCAACTACTGATGATTCTCAAGTAGGACAATGTACTCAAGCATATATGGGTGGTAGTTTGTTCCTTTCGCAAAACGGAACAATTTGGACACCTTCCCAAAAACAAGATCTTAAATTTACATTATATAAAGCAGCATTCGTTCCTTCAGGAACAGTTACTCTTTATAACAGTTCTATTGAAGCTGGTAATCAAAATACTCAATCATTACCAACTAACCCAATCAGAACTTTACCAAGAAAATTAATTCTTCCTATTACTGGATTAACAGGAACAACTGTACTTGATTTGCCAGTAGGTAGGAAGATTAGTACAGGAGCTGCTAATGATGATGAAGATTCTACAATTACAGGTATTATAGAAGCAAGAGGTGGTGCTCCAACTACTGGTGTTGATTCTGCTGCTTCTACAGTAGAAGTTGTTACTAAAGGTGATTGGAGTAAATTGGATTTAACAAATCCAGTACAAACATCTGGTGGTGTTGAATTTGAATCTGTTAATGGAATTGGATCTAATTTAGAAGCAGTGATTCAGTTTGAGAAAGATGCTAATGATAATCTTGTAGTAACACTTTCAAATGTTCAAGCAGTATCTGGACAATCATTGACTGGATTTAGGGTTGGTGAGGTTCTAAGACCAAAACAATCTTCTCTAGATTTATTAAACCTAAAAGGAACTGGACTTACAATTGCTATTAAAGAGATAGTACCTACATCAATTGACACTTTATTCTTAACTGATGTTCAAGGTGAAGAGTTTGTTTCTGGTGAAGACCTAGTACATTATGGTACTCTTAACGATACAAGGACTGTAGTAGAAACAACAGTCGCTAAAACCAATGGTACATCCACTGTTAATGGTGATAAGTACAATGGTAATGTGATGGAAGTAATTCAGCATAATCATGGACATCATGGATCTAATAATAAGGTAAAAATTACAGGTGTAAAACCAGATACTACAGCAACAGAAACTTCAAATCTTATTACAGCAACAACCAGTGAAGTTAATATTTCTGCTGGTGGAACTGATTTAGCATTTACTAAATTTGCTGGAATATCTTCTGATAGAGGATATGCTTTGATTGATGATGAAGTAGTTGAGTATATTGTTGGACTAGACAAGTTAAGTTTAGAAACTAGAGGTGTTGGTGATTCAATCGCTGTTGGACATGATGTTGGTTCTAAGATTCAACCATATGAAATAAATGGTTTGCCATTAACATTGGTAAATACTGATCATGATATAACCTCAAATAATACTCTTAAGGATGCTTCTAATATTGATAATTATTTCTTAGAAGTAAATAGAGGATCGGGAACAAGAGCATCTGGTAGAACCCAGTATAGCTTTACTAGCGAGAAAGCAGTTGGTGAGTCAACAGTTGGAATATCACAGAACCATCAATTTAGTTCTGCTTCTGCTCAGTTTAATGTAATTACTCCTGGTAAAGGAACTCGTGCCAGTGCTCAGTTTAGAACTGTTAGTGGTACAAGTGCTGATGGTAATGAAGTATCATTCTTAGATCAGGGATTTGAACCTACAATATTAAATGAAACTACATTCTTCCCAACACCAAGAATGGCTTGCTCTAAGACTAATGAAGTCGTAAGATTGACTACTTTACCTGATAATAAGTCATTATCACTTAAAGTTGATATGTCAAGTAGTGATCCTAATTTATCACCTATTATCGATGCTAAGAATGCTACTTTCATTCTAGGTAGAAATAAGATTAATAATCCAGTTGGTTCTGATAACTATGCTACTGATACCAGAACAAAACAAATAGGAGATGATGCTCATGGTTCAATATTTGTTTCTAAGAAAGTTAATTTGGCACAACCTGCAACTTCAATAAAAGTTCTTGTTGCTGCTAATCGCCAATCAGAAGCAGATTTCCGTGTTTACTATAGATTATTCACTGCTGATTCTAGTGAAGTTTCTCAAACATATAGACCATTTCCTGGATATAAAAATCTGATTGATGTTGATGGTGATGGTTTTGGAGATCAAGTTATTGATTTGGGGATGAGTGATGGTAGACCAGATGCTTTGGTAAAAGCAAATGGACAGGACAATTTCTCAGAATATCAATTCAGTGTTGAAGATCTAGAACAGTTTAGTGGATTCAATATTAAGATTGTGATGACTTCTACTAACGAATCTGTTCCTGTTAGACTTAAAGACTTTAGAGCAATTGCCCTAGCATAAAGATATAAGTACCTAATATAATGCTATAAATACCTATAAGCAATACTTATAGGTATATCTTGAAAACATTTAAACAATTCTTAAACGAAGCTGCTAATGCTATAAAATCTTTAGGTGCTAGTGGATGGGGAACTAGACTTAAAGGTGAAGGTGGATATAACGATTCTAGTGGTGAATGGTATTTTAAACAGAAAAGAGAATTGTTTAAAAAGTCAAAATATAATGGAGATTTAAAGAAATCTGATCTCGATAAATATGATGGTAAGATAAATGGCGAATATAAAAAGATAATAAATCCAATTAAAGCTAAAAAACCAAAAGTATGATAAGAGTTGAAGGACACAAAAACCTATTTCGTGATGAAAAATCAGGAGCCATAATTGATATGGATAATAAAGCATATGCTAGTTACATATCATCTAAGAATAGAAAATTGGATGAAAAAGCAGAATTGGATGAGATGAAAAAAGATATAAACGAAATTAAATCGTTACTTAAGCAGATAACTAAGCAGATAACATAGAAACATATAAATAAATATATAGATTCTGAATTGCATACATAAATGGCACCAGACATTAAGGTAAGGGTTGGTCAAAAGAACGCTGTGAAGGTTATATCTTCATTAGCAGGTGCTCAAGGCTTATCTCTTGCTGAATTAAGCGATGTCAACGCCTCGAACCTGTTGAATGGAATGGTATTAGTCTATAATGGAGCAACCAAAAAATGGGATGCTACGTTAAGCTTGACACCTGGAACGGAACAAAATTTAGACATTAACGGGGGAAACTTTTAAATGGCAAGTATTATCAGGATCAAACGATCCTCTGGGACAGAAAAACCCGCTAGTCTTGCTTGGGGAGAATTAGGTTATGTAACTGGTATAGGAAGTTACGGTGGTTTAAACCAATATAAAGATAGAGTATTTGTTGGAGATGATGGAACTAACTCCATACCAGTAGGTGGTCATTATTACACCTCTATGATGGAACATGCTCCAGGTTCTGTTGCTGGTGTTCAGAATACAAGAAACACTGATGGCGGTATAGTTGCCGTCATGGACAACACTAGAAGAGTTGACCAATGGAATGTAGATAATCTTAGATTAGATTTAAATACATTATCATCAACTGATACTGACGGTGACGTTATATTCAGCACCGATGGTAGTGGACATGTTAATGTTGTAGATGATACTTTCCTATCATTTGGTTCTGATCATGATGCAATGATCGAATATGATGAGGATGGAGATAATGAAGTAAAAGTAACTGGTGCTAATTGGCAGTTTGATAACTATGTAAGATTTGGTTGTGTTGGAATAAGTTCTAATATTATTGAGACAAAAGCAGGTTGCGGCGATCTCTTATTCATTGACCCATATCCCGATGGTTTAAGTAATGAAGGTACTGTTGTTATTAAGGGTAGTTTACAGGTAGATGGAACGACTACATCTGTTAACTCTACAATTTCAACTCTTAATGATCCAATACTACACCTTGGCGATCTAACCAGTGAAAAAACAGTAATGGCAGATGTTGCTGTTGGTGTTAATACTATTACAGTAGATTCTGTTGTTGGTGTTAATACTGGTGATGTTGTTTCAGGACCTGCTGGACTTCCAGTTGGTGCTGGTGCTGAGATTACAAATTATAATGAAACTACCAAGATAATTACCATTCAGGGAAATACTACTGCTGGTATTTCAACCACAACTCAGATAACAGTTAGTCACGCATACGATACTCAAACTGATCGTGGTATTTCTTTCGGTTATAATACAAGTTCTGGAACTTCAAATAATAAAACTGGATTCTTTGGATATATCGACCAAACGAGTCCAAATAGCGATGCTCCATCAAGAGCATGGACATATATTCCCGATGTTAACCTTGCTAATAGTTTAGCAACAGGAACAAGAGGAAACCTTGATATTAAAGGTATCTATTATCAGACAGGTGATTTCAATACTCATGGTGTTGTTTACTTTGATGAAAATGGACTTCAGACTTCTACTAATGCGGCTGCTGCTCCAGCACTAACATCAAAACAAATATTAACTGCGATTACTAAGAATAATCTTAATATTTCAAGTAGTGTTACTCTTGATACGGGTGATATTATCAGACAAGATAATAGCAATGCTTATGGTGTTGTTGAAGCAGGTGGAAACTTAAATGTTATATCTGTAGTTGGTGTCGAAGGTGTGTTTGATACGACAAATAACCTTAGAAAAGAAGGTGAAAATGGAACAATTGAAAATTTATCAGTAACACCTACTGGCATAAACGTGATATATAGTAACAAACCTACATGGACTTCCACTCTTGATGGAGGTACATTCTGAGAATAAAATTATGCAAGAGAATCCTAATAGTGAGGTCGATATTAACGTCCTTATAAGTTTATATAATCAAAGGCTCTCTCAACTTTCAAATCAAAACGTTCTTCTAGAAGCAAAACTTCAAACATTAAAGCAAGACTTTGAAGAACAAAACAATGCTTTGCTACAACAACTTGCCGAATATCAAGGCAATGAAGAAGCAGATGTAACTCCAGTAAGGAATAATTTAGCAGCAAAACGAAATGGCTAAACCAGCAACCAGACAAGGATTAATAGACTACTGTTTAAGGAAGTTGGGTGCTCCTGTATTGGAAATTAATGTTGATGATGATCAAGTAGATGATTTAGTTGATGATGCTATACAGTTTTTTAACGAACGTCATTTTGACGGTGTTGAGAGAATGTATCTTAAATATAAACTTACACAGGCAGATATTGATAGAGGACAGGCAAAAAATGGTGATGGAGTTGGTATTGTAACTACAACTGCTACTTCCACAAATATATCAGGTTATGGAACTACTACCAATAATTGGTACGAGAGTTCTAATTTTATACAAGTTCCAGATTCTGTAGTTGGTGTAGAAAAGATATTTAAATTTGATAGTAGTTCCATATCTGGTGGAATGTTTAGCATAAAGTATCAGTTATTCTTAAATGATCTTTATCAGTTTAATTCTATAGACTTACTTCAATATTCGATGACTAAATCATATCTTGAGGATATTGATTTTTTACTTACTACTGATAAGCAGGTAAGATTTAATAAGAGACAAGATAGATTGTATTTGGATATTGATTGGGGAGTAGAGTCTGCTGATGATTGGTTAGTTCTTGATTGTTATAGAGCATTAGATCCAAATTCATTTACTCAAGTTTATAATGATGTATTCTTAAAACAGTATCTCACTGCTCTCATAAAGAGACAGTGGGGGCAAAATTTAAGTAAATTTAAGGGTGTTAAGTTACCAGGTGGCATAGAAATGAATGGAGGAGAAATTCTTTCACAAGCAGAATCTGAAATAGAATCCTTAAGATCAAGAATGGTTACTGAGTATGAATTACCACCATATGACTTTGTAGGATAATGGCATTAAATCCATATTTTTTACAAGGAGCTCAGTCTGAGCAAAGATTAACTCAAGATTTGATAAATGAACATCTTAAGATGTTTGGTGTTGAAGTAACTTATATTCCAAGAAAATTTGTAGGAACCGATAATATATTAAATGAAGTAGAATCTTCAAAGTTTGATGATAACTTTGCTATAGAAGCATATGTTAATACTTATGAGGGGTATTCTGGTGCTGGAGATGTTTTAACTAAATTTGGAATGAGTCTTAGGGATGAAGTAATTCTTACTATATCAAAAGAAAGATATGAAGACTTCATTGCTCCTTTTATGGCAGGTTTAGATGATGGGACTGATGACAGTATTGTTCCACTAACAAGTAGACCTAAAGAAGGAGATTTGGTTTATTTTCCATTAGGGCAAAGATTATTTGAAGTAAAATTTGTAGAGCATGAAGATCCATTCTATCAGTTAGGTAAAAATTACGTTTATCAACTCAAATGTGAACTCTTTGAATATGAGGATGAGGTTATTGATACTTCTATCGATGAGATTGATACACAGGTTGCTGATGATGGTTATATAACAACACTTAAATTAGTTGGATTAGGAAGAACTGCTGAAGCAACGGCATCAATAGGTGTTGGTTATGTACAAGAAATATTCTTGAATAATGATGGTTCTGGATTTACATCAAGACCTACAATAACATT